ATGACCGACAACATGGTCGCACCGAGAATGAACATGCGAGGATCGCGACGAATCAAGAACAAGGCACACGTGGCATAAATGATAAATCGAGACGCGGCATTAATCCTCTCAGCTGGCGTCTGTTTACTGGTTGGCCAGAATTCCAAAATACGTTTATTCTTGACAAGTTGTTTAGGATCTTCGAACCAAACTTTCATTTAATATAGATGAGGTTTATTTTTTCGGAAGGTTGCCCAACATTCCAGTCATACTCCCCATCATCTTCATGAGGGCATCCTGATTAATCTCACCATCTCCACCAGACTGAATCTTGTCGGCACACTCCTTCGCCATCGCCTCAATCGAAGCGAGCGTATCTGCGGGTACAGACTGGATGGTCGTACCGAGAATGTAGAGGGTCTGGAGATACTGCCACACAGCATCCTTCGTCCCATCGTTCATACGCTTCCAAAGCCTGACGATATCAAGCTCGGAAAGAAACTCGATGTCACTGGAGTGCACGAGAATAAACAGCTCATCCTTGGTAGAGATGCTCTCGGCGTGAGGAGACACACTCTTCATGAACCCGTCGACGAGAAGACGAGGGCTGGTACTCTTAAGAAGGTCGAACGATGTCAGCATCTTCTTGATACTCTTTTCATCTGGAAAGGTCTTGTGCAATTCCACAAGAAATTGACCCATCATGTCATTAAACGCAGTCACGGACGCCATTTTCTTAATAGTACAGTGTAATCTTTAAGTCAGAAAGGTTCATTAGAGATAACCTCTCTCTGACCAATACCATTCAATACGATCGCGTATACAAGAATCGCGACGAGTACAGAAGGCTTGGTATATTGGTTCAATTCTAATTTTCCTTCATTATTCAGGTACGCTTTAAAATGAATGTACCCTGCAGTAGTCGCACCGGCGATGAGTGCCGCATACACTGGGTCGCGTAAATACTCGGAGAGTTCCATTTAATTATAACGGGGATTTTTTGTGGGATATTCAGGTGCATCTCCGAAGAGTACATCGTCTTCCTGCTGAGGTTCCTGTTCTGGTTCTGGTTCTGGTTCAGGGTCAGGTACACCTGGCACGGACTTGAATTCCTGATCCCCCATGTGTTCCGCCGTAGGCTCAGCCATAGGCTCAGCCATAGGCTCAGCCATAGGCTCAGGCTCGGTCATAGGATCGGGCTCCGGCTCCCCCTCGAAAATATCGGGATCCGCTGTATCCTCGACGTCACCATCAAGATCAATATCCCTCGAATCTTGAGACATGTATGTCTGAAGAATCTGTTGCACAGGAATGAGCTCCTTGATCGAGTTCTCAATGCACGCACAGAAACGAGATGTGAGCTTCTCGTCGCGGTGATAAATACTTTGATCTTCATGGAACACGTAGGGGTCGCGATACAAGTCCTTCGCAATGTTGTTGTAACAGGTCTGGATGAAGACTTCATTCGTGGGAAGTTTCAAGGAAATCTTCTTGTTATCCGCCTTGAGACGAACAGCCGAGAGAATCTTGGTGCACGCGACGAAAACGGCAGCAAGGAGATCACTGAACCACGCACAACGATTGGCGATGTTATCGGCGTGTTGTTTGGACATGGCATTCGACCAATTAGGAACTTCCTGGAGAAGTTTTTGGAACATGATGAGCACCTTCCGTCCATTTGAAATCTTATTCGCTTCGTCGTAAATGTCGTTGAAAACGTCAATCATAGGTGGACACATGATGAGACAGAGTTGCCCCATGTACTCACGTTTCGCTTCGGTCAAAATGCTGAGATTATCCATTTATGATTAAGTGGGTTTTATTTTTAATACTTACTACGCACTACCTTCCCCTGTACTTATTCGCCATCTTTTTAAGATTCATGAGATTGGGAAATTCGACATCTTCTTCATCGTCATGATTCTGTTCTTTTTTCTTTCTCTGAACATTCCATGAGACGTACAGTTCGTGGTCACCCACGATTTGTGTTATGAACCCACCAAGTTCAAACTGTCTAGCAATGTATCGCGCGGCTGCATTTCTATCGAAAACCGGATACCCTATTAGAATTACGGGTACAGTCAGAAACACTTGTTTATGTCCAAGTTCTACACACTGTTTAATTTTCGATGAAAACTGATCGTAAATCTTTTTGTAAATTTCCTTTTTGATCCTTTTCTTCTTATCATCAATTTCTATGATATCATTGATGTTGATCATTACATTTAGCTCAACTTATTTTTTATCAAATCTAACTCACTGACGTTAGGTACAGCACTTTCCTTGACGAGTTTGTAATCAACAAACTCCTTACCCCTGGACCCCTTCGTGTATACCTTTACGTTATCGGGTGCCTGATCACTTAGTGGCTGTGATCTGAGTGAAGATATCCGGGTCTTATTACCGCTGACCTCAAACGTAGATACGACGGTAAAACCAAAAGCGAACCCATTATTACGAACGACAGTGAATATACATTCATATAACGTGGACTGTTCACTTTCATATTTATTAATAGCTTGAGTCTCTATGATGTAAGTCGAAAACTTGAGACGTTTATAGAGCTCCTTGTTTGTCATGAGAACAAACTTTTCCACCATGTCGTGGCTAGCGTCTGATTCTACCTGAGAGTATCCAGACATGTCAGGTCTGGGATCATTGAGCTTCACGTAATTAACCGGTTTCTTGTAGCCTGAAAAACCGAAAGACTCTGTGAAATTTTCACGATTGAATATAGCCAGGAAAATAGCGAGAGCGACCCAGCTGATGACTAAATATTGGACAACTGTACGTGCATCCATCTTTACTATAATGCGTTAATTTTTTTTTACAAAATACCCCATACATAGTAGATGTCGCTACTGATCTATAGCCCGAGGTGTAAACACTCTATGGATATCATTCAGTACATTGATAGTCAGGCACAACTTAAACAGATCGTGCATTACCATAACGTAAATACACGAGGTATACCACAACAGTACAAGTCTAAAATCACCCGAGTACCAACGATGCTCACAAAGAATGGTAAGATCCTCGTTGGGAACGAAATCAAGAATTGGCTTGACTCACTTCTTCCTAAGAAAGATATTGAACACGCTGGATTCGGGGGATCAGGGTGCTCCATGACCACTCTCGACGGAAACGGTCGGGACCCAAACCTATTCTACTTGGATAATTACGGACAGTCTCTTCAACCAGCGATGACGAAAGAACTGGAAGAAAAGATAAATCGCGATGTATCTAAGGGTGAAGTGTATACAGATTTAAAGATGTAACCCGATATTTGAATAGTCATGAAATTAGTTTCTATACAGGCTTCGGCCTTTAAGTCTATGTTTGAGGTTCTCAAAGACATCCTCAATGACGTGAACATCTACTTTCGACCACAAGGCATGTACATCGTGACACTCGATACAGCCCGCACATCCCTTATTGACATGTTTCTGGCTGCAGATAATTTCGAAGAGTATCACTGTGATCAAGAAGAGATTATCGCGGGTATCAACATTTCAAACACGTTCAAACTCATGAAGACGATCACAAATAACGATGTCATCAAACTTGAGATTAATTCAAAGGAATATATGGATATAGAAATTACGAGTGAATCCAAAAAGACGAGTACGAAGTTTCAACTCAAACTCTTGGACATTAACGAAAATCGTATCGAAGTACCTGATGTCATGATGTCTACGATCACGACACTTCCTTCGTCTGACTTTCAGAGACTCTGTCGCGATATGTCTAATCTGGGTTCAGAAATTGAAATTAAACGTATTGGTAAAATGCTTCACCTTAGATGTACTGGCGATTTCGCAAACCAAGAGACGTCAATTGAATGTCACGAGGATAGTCAAGAAATTACTGGTTTATACAGTCTAAAGTATTTGAATATCTTTACAAAGGCGACGAGTATGTGTGCGTCTGTGCAAATTATACAGGAAACTGGAAATAGATTCTTAATTCTCAAATATAATGTCGCCAATCTGGGCGAGCTTAAATTTTACTTGGCGACTAAGGTATCCGAAGATCTGTAGTAAAACCGGTGGTTGTTGAAACACATTTCTTCATACCAAGTCCGTTGACCAACATGATCTTAGGAAAACGTTCTTTTAAATATTTGGGTTCGTAATACAGGAAGTCTTCGAGAGAGACCTTTTCCCCGTGAAAGTCACTCAGAGGACCCGAGTAACGCCTCACCCTTTCAGTAATGTTCTGAAGTGGTTTATCATCATGATCCACAATCCAAACACTACTCAACGGGATATGGAACCCCATCGTCTTTTCATCATCTTTGATGAGTCTGTAGTTCAAGTCATTCGTTATCACCGTGTAGACACGGTTATTGAAAAAATACTTGATTCGTAAAATGATGTGTTCAACATTTTGGGGGATACTCGTGTTTCTAAAGTTTTCACCCGTCACATCGACGTAATAGTGATCTAAAATACCATCCCAATCTTTACTCTCCCGTTTCCAAAATGGGTCCTCGACAAGAAATTTCATATCATGATTAATCTTATACTCGAGTTCTTCTGAGATGATTTGATAGTCTGCAGGTGTCGTAAATTTCTTATAATAGAAGTAAAGGGTACTTAAAAGTTTAACGAGCATCTTTATATAAGAATGGAAGGTAATTTTTTAAGTAGGTACAATAATAAAATAGAAGAATGGACGAAACTAATCGAGAACGAGCCCGAAAAAAGGAAGATACATGAGAGAGAAATGTCCGATTACATGATCAAATGTATGCCATTCATCGAACGACACATGTCAGAATCGGCTGAGACGACACATACGGATAATGTATTTAACGTAATCGAAACAGTTGGTCTTGCACGAAAAGATATCTTCACTGATTATCTCGTCGAGGTGGAAAAACAGAACATCAATCGACCGGTTGAGCGAACGATAGAAACATGCAAGGTATGCGCATACAGTAATATCATACACGTACAAGATACGAGTGATTTGATATGTGATGGATGCGGAATGGTCGTGGCCGCCCATATAAATGAAGAACTTACATACAGAGAAGAACAAGAAACGTCCGAAAAGATTGTTAATTATTCATACAAACGTGAGAATCACTTCAATGAATGGCTCTCACAATTTCAGGCACAAGAGACAACTAATATACCAGATGAAGTCATGGAACAACTCCGTTCAGAACTCAAGAAACTAAAAATTAAGAAACTAGAAGATATTACACATACCAAAATACGAGGTCTTCTCAAGAAGCTCCGTCTCAACAAATATTACGAACACGTACCTTACATCACGAATATTCTCAACGGTATCCGACCTCCGAATATGCCGACTGAACTCGAAGAATATTTACGCATCATGTTCAAAGATATACAAAAACCGTTTGATGATAACTGCCCGTCAGAGAGGAAAAATTTCTTGAGTTACTCATACGTACTTTATAAATTTTGCGAACTTTTGGGTGAAGACGAATACCTCCAATACTTTCCATTGCTCAAGTCGAAAGAAAAACTGTATCAACAAGATGTAATTTGGAAGAGAATATGTCGCGACTTGAAATGGGAATTTATTCCTACTGTGTAAGTAATGAACTGCCCAAACTATTCCGTATGCGGTAAATCCTATAATTCTGACCTGAAAGTGTGTACATCCTGCTTTTGGCGATTTAAAAATGAAGTACTCGATTTTTTTGATGACGCGTGTCAAATATGTTCATTAAAAGGTGAATGTGTAAGGTATCGAAAATGTGAACATTTTGTATGTATAAAATGTTATAAACTACACACTAAATGCCCCATATGCAAAATAAAATTGTGTTAATAGTATAGATGGCAGTCGTGTTTATGATCAGCTCGAATGGGTACTTGAGTCGTCACGGATATGTTGACGTAAAAAAGAAGACGAAGCTCGCGCGTCACAGGGCACTCATGCGAGTCATCCGGTCGGGTGAACCTCCTCTCGGTCTTTTTAGAAGACTAAATGCCCTCATGGTACTTTTCAAAAATAAGGATAAGAAACTTTCCCGAATCTTTCGGGAAGATCGAGATTGGTTAAAATCGAAGTTGATGTAGAGACCAAAAGTTTGAGTTTATAAAAAAATGATGATCTTTTGAAAAAGATTTTTCAAAAAAAATATCAATATATATAAATGTGGATTCTTCTTGGAATTGCACTTTTACTCAACACCCTCGTCGGTCGGTTTATATCTAAGCCACGTGGTGAAGGGTTTGGAGGCAATATACGAGACGTGGGGTTCGAGGTCTTACCAGACCTGACCAAGTATGAGTTCCTTCATGATGTCACGCTCATCGTACCGTTCGTGCTACTCGCGCTAAACTGGAAAACCATCAATCAACAATCCTACATATCCTTTCTCACCATGATGTATTTCATGCGCGCTATATCAAACATGGTGACCCAATTTCCCCGCGCGAAACCGACACCATGTAAAGAAGGTAACCCACTATCCAATTGTAACGATTACATGTTTTCCGGACACACAACATTCAACATCGTCACATCCTATTTCCTCAAGAATGGTATGTTCCCCGTGTATCCCATCCTTTCGTCTCTCGTGACCGTGTCCACGAGGGCGCACTACAGTGTCGATGTTCTCATGGCATGGATCATCTTTTTCGCACTTAAATGTAACATTCGTATGTAAAGAAATGGATCTCGCACTGTATGAACTCGAGAATGCGTACCCACGCATTCTGTCACACCTTGAGACCAATCATGACGACCCCGCGACACGACATTGTGTAGAACAGGCTAAACACCATCTACAGTCGGCTCGCGAACTCCTGACAGGAGCTGTGATAGATCCGCAGACACATTACGATGATGCTCGTACATTTTATCGAATGTTGTGGAAAGTTCTTCCTTTGATGGTGCTAATGCAATCTTTCGAACCTCTACCTGACGTCCCGGTTGAGGAGGAAAATTCACAAGATACGCAGTCTTCAGACCTGTCAGATCAAGATACCTATGCGCCTGCAACTCCGACCCGTCCGTCAGAGTTTTGATCGTTTTGAATTCGAGGACAATCTCATCGTTGACGATGATATCCGCACGCAATTGTCCCACGACGTGTCCCCTAAACCGAACGAGAATGTGACGTTCCGATTCATACGGAATGTGTTTTTCGCGTAGTAAAACCTCGACCGCGTTATGATACACTCTCTCACTGTATCCCGGTCCCAAATCTTCGTACACTTCTTTCATCAATTCCTCCATTTATAAAGAAACATTAAATTTCTCTATATATGTTAAGATGTCGGAGAACAATGCTCTCAGGAACATGTTAGAGCGTAAACGTCAGGTAAACCGTGAATCTGCACTTTACACAGGGCGATTTAAACTGGAGCGCGCGTTAAAAAAGTTGAAGTCCATGCCACTGGAAACCAGCCGCCAGCAAGAGGCTGCGAAAAAAATCCAAAAGGCTTGGAAAGATCTAAACAAATCCAAGATTGCTAAATACAGGGATGAAAAGGCGAAGAGACTACAAAGTGAAGTGAATCAGTTACTCAAAAATCTCGAATCCGAACGTCCAAAGAAGCGTAAGACTACCAACAGTAACAGCAACAGTAACAACAACCAGGCCCTCACGTACAGGAGGCGGGAGGTTGAATTACCGAACATAGTGGTTGGTCGAGGTATGGGGTGTGACTATGCGGGTATTCCTCGGTATATGAAAAAAGCGAAGCAACGATTTAATAATGCTGGGTACGTCTCTGCATTCTTAGACTATAACGTTTCGTCGAATCAGTACGGTATTACGAAGAACATCGACACGATCGTTAAGCGTTTCGGTCGCGTGTACGAATCCGGATCTAGGATAACTCCTTCGAAACAGATTTACTTTTTCATGGTTGGTATTCGGACGGATGATAACGCACACGCTGTCAGTATATTGGTCGATCCACGTGATTCCAAAGATAGGAAGATATGGGTATTCGATCCACATGGTGAATTGTCTAAATCCTCTGTATGGGGTAAGACGACCCGCAAGAAGATTGTTCCCATCTTGAGAAAACTCTTCAAGATACCCGGTCGCAAAGTAAGGTACTACAACGGACCAAATCTTCAAGCAGATAATGCGCGTGGTGTGTGTACAACATTCTACGTGACGTTCATGGACATGATTCCATTTTTACTTGACAAATCCATCAATATCAATTATATGAGTGAAGCCGCGAAAAGAAATAGTACACAGATGCGTCAGTTTTTCCTAAATTTCGCCCCTGAAAATGCGGGTATAATCACAGCTAAAAATAAAACCAGGTAAGTAGTAGATGACAGCACGCAGGTTACACATTACAAAAATCGTGGTGCGAGATTTGAAATCTGTGAGTAAGTTGTCATCACGGAACCGGTGGGAATATGGAGGTAAAGTCAAGTACGATAGGTGCATGAATTACAAGGGTCTCACCTATGTGACTTCCAAAGAGAGGGCTCGAATAGACTCGAGCGTTCTCGAGGAAGAGTGGTCTGATGCACCCGTAGCGTATCACACACACCCCTCACTCCTACAGGTGATTCCTGATGAAGTTGGTCCGACAATTTTCACAACTCTTCCGAGTAACGCCGACTTTGAATCATTTATCAAGGGGTTCCCGGATATGCAAGTGAACCTCATATGTGACGCGCGGGGCTACTACGTCATAGACATATTTGACGCGGTCAGAAAAGGTACAGTTCCAGTTCCAGAAGCTGTCTATTCTCTCATGAAGGAAGTGCGCTATGAGGACTTCCTTCTTAAACGTAGCTTCGGAGAAGATAAATGTGAATACTTTTCTACAGATTTACGTGAATGGAAAGGGTTCATAAATGAGGACCTACACACAAGACTCAATGAACTCTGCGGCATTTCTATCAAGTTCTATGGGTACGATGATGAACCACCTACGGTCATCATAGACGCATGATGGAATCCTCCAACTCATCCACTTCATACCACGCCCAGTGACACTCTTGTGATTCTACGTCATCTTCGCATATTTCCTGTGCTTCTTTTATCGCTTCTGTGAAACGTAAACGAAGTCTCAGATTTTCTCTAATTGGACGCGCCTCCACGACACTCGGTCGTTTGTACATACTCTCAAGAACGTTCTTACGAGTCTTTGCCAATTTGATTTTGTACAAATTATTTTCGGAAAAGGTTGCAGTACATTTCATATCTTAATGTAGCATAAAGATTTTAAGTGTCTTCAGAGTAGAAGATGTCTTCTTACAGCGTCGAACCCTGCAATTTCAAGTACCGTGTATCCTCCCTCGAGAAGGTGGTCGACGGTGATACCATCGATGTTGCCATCGATCTTGGCTTTGATGTCTGTACGAAGCAGCGTGTTCGTCTACTAGGTATTGACACCCCCGAGTCTCGCACTTCGGACGCTGTTGAGAAGAAGTTTGGTCTCCTATCGAAGAAGAAGCTCAAGGAGTGGTGTATGAAGGCGGTTGCATCTGAGAAGGATGATATCGAAATCGAACTCAGATGCCCGGAGGCGGATTCGAGGGGTAAGTTTGGTCGCGTTCTCGCAGAGGTTTGGGTGTGTGAGGATGGAGTGTGGACCAATGTGAACAAATGGATGTGTGACAAGGGGTACGCTGTCCCATATGCGGCACAGAATAAGTCCGAAGTTGAGGCTCTACACATGGCGAACCGTGAGAAACTCATTGAGCGGGGCGAGATCGACGCCTGATATACATGATGACGAAAATAATAATAACTGCCACGATGAGTTGGGTCAAGTATTCATCGGAGTAATAATCTAGAATCAAATTTGGATTCTTAAGTAGATACCAAAGATTTTTCCGTTGGAAAATCTGTGTGATGGACATGTTGATTCCATGTCCCTGTGTGGCGTGCCACGACCAAGGTGGAATCATCAGACTGTCACCAGGTTCTAACGTCACTTTGTATATTTTCATTTTGCTATGGTCCATCTTGAAAAAGTCCTCCTTTGCAAAATTGGATTTAGTCGCCGACAAAACACTATTCTTATGAATGTTGGGATTATCGTAATTGTCGAATATGTACACAGTTTTTGACCCGTATAATTGGTTGAGTATGAAATCGGAGTTGACATGTAAATGTAACCCACTCGAGTGATTATTTCCTAAATATAACATCAATGCTTCAACATCTCTTCCGTCTGTATTTGGGTTATGTAACGTGTTGAGTAATTTTTCAGATACTCGCTCTTCAAAAAGATCTACTTCCGCACAATAAAGTGAAGGTGTGCGCCCTTTTTTCCAGTGACTGACAAGATTTGGGACGGACATCGTTCCTGTATCCGCACTCGTAGTTGATGTATTGGGTGTATCATATATTTCAATGGGTAATTCGGTATGTCCAAACATTTTTGTAACCTTCTCAAACGGCATCAGTCGTGCTTTGGGTTGATACAAACCACGTATGACAACCGGATGTGTGATTTCCTGTGTGATAATTTGCTTTTCTTCTGGTGTCATCTGACTGTATACGTACGTAGGAAGATCCATATTGTACATATGATATTAAAGTTTCAAGTTATAAACACATAAATGATCATTCATCTCAAGATTACGATAAATCTGAAGCAAAAAAAGCGTCGGCGAAAAAACCGAAAACGTCGTAAGATGAAAACTAAATAGTGTATGGGTACTTTCGTACCCATAAATTACATATCCACTTATCGCCAGACTTTACAGGATTCCCCCCATGTAAAGCCTTGTACGTGATGAAATTGTAATTATTTACTGTGTCAAAAAACAATGCATCACCGGCACCGAGTTTATATGTTCTCTTTAGGTTTGGAAACACAGTTTCTCCACCTATATAATCATCGTTAAGTGCCAAAATAAATGTATAGAGACGCATATTTTCGTCATCTTTGAATGCGTCTTGGTGTGGTTTATAATGACCACCAGGTCTGTATCTGACGACTTGAAGCTTCTCACAGTTTCTAATCGGTCTATCAGTGTACTTCAAACATCTCTCCATAATCATCTGTACCACTGGATCTTCTCGACTGAGCCACGCCGTTTCACTTTTACGAATCGATTCATCAATCCGCTTATTATGTGAAATCGACGACTGCTCGAGTTTACCCGAAGCCTCGCGTATGATATGACGTCTTTCAGACTCAGTTAGGAAATTCTTGAGTATCTTGGGACTGGGATACGTTGGTATTATGTACAAAATCAATAGTATTAATGCGAGAATGATGAGCATCTTATCTTTTACAAATAAAAATTTTTAGGCGTCACACAATTATACCTATTTCTAATGGTACCGAAAACATCATTTCCGTATGCGAACACTTGTTTAATGTTATTTGTAATTTCATCCTTTCGATGTGGTTCAAGAATGAACTGTCTGAGAAGATCACCCCCAGAATGTATCAACATCTCATAAATTTGTGACAAGTCACGCATTTTATCCTTATATTTTTCTTGACGCTGAAGATACACTTTGAAGACGGCTTCATCGAGCTCATTTAACATATATGCGACACGCAATTGTAAATTATCTATAGGCTCCAAATCTAAGTACACATGTTCTCGATCAGAGTAATACACATAAGACGCCAAATGCATTAAATCGTTTGATGCCCCAGCTTCACGTAACTCTCCATAACTGGGTATACCACCACATGGAATATCTCCATGTTCTCGCGACATTCCACCCTTTCGTTTGAATTCTATGTAATGTGGGTTGTGAATACGACCAGTGACAATTTCACCAGATCTCCAATCGAAAGCTGTGTGACAATTGATACACCACATCTGCGAACAACCACTTGTTTTATGTATTACTGTTCCACATTTTGGACATGACTTACTATCACGATTAAGTAACTTCATCGTCTTAACAACTTCTGGATTACATTTATGATCATCAGTGAGAGGTTCGTTACACGCCTTACAAAATGATGTACTACATAATCCACAAAAATAATCCTCGTTGAGAAAACCTTTGCACCCGTCTTTGGGACATTGGCGTACAAATTTGGTTTCACTGGTATCTGTGATATGTCCAGTTGTTCGAATACGTTCGAGATCGGCATATACCTGTTCAAGGTCACGATGAAATTCTACAATTTCTGGGTACGATTCGATATTACGATCGTTGACAGGGAAAGATAAATGATACCTTTGATACAGTTCTATGAGTGTCGCACGAAGTTTACGAGCTTTTCGCCGAAGTTTGCGTATCTCTAAGATTCGTTCAACTTCCTTTTGACTCTGTGGCATCAAAGCCTTTTCTCGTTCGAACAATATATTCTCGCGGTGTCGTCTTAATTCCGTGTTTCGGAAATACTTTGTACAAAAGGAATCAACGAATTCTCGGTTCCAAAGTGTCTTACATCCCATACAATGAGGATCCTGAAAAGAGTCTAAAATATATCTCTGTGAACACGAACGACAACTTTTAAGATCACAAAAAGAACATTCGACTTTCTTGTGATGTATCTTGTTAAATTTTTCACAACATACGTCACATGTAGTCATTAACTTAAAGGCAGACTATTTCTTTAAATTACAAAATTTACTGATATGATACAAACTGGCTAATCATTTCTTTCGAATCATCTCGTTCGTACACCGTCTGAGCAAAAAAGAGTGTCATCTCTGCGAAACCATATGACAAGTAGGTACTTCTATACTTCTCATAAATATGTACAAGTTCATCCATATTCTGATGACACCATTCTTCCACATCTTTTTCTGTCATATCCCTGTGAAGACCACATTCTATGTACTCAGCGACTTCATCACTGAGAGGCATGTCGGTAATCACGGTACAATCGTCATCGGGGTGATTCATTTTTACTTGATTTTACTTTTTAGCCGACTTACTTAGGTTCTTAAAACTTTTCATCGCATTGTTGTACGCCTTGACCATGTCACCGTACTGCGACGCTTTCTGAATACGACCGGTATAAATCCTACTCTTCTTCGTCCAGTTCCGCCGAACATTGGGGCTCGTACCCTTAGGGAATTCTCGTTGGAGACGGTTGACCTTCGATTGGTAACTCCCCTTGTTCATCAAACTCGGCGATTTCGTGAGATACTCTTCAATCTCTGAACGTCTCGTGTTCACGTCGTTCTTGAATTTCACCACCATATTTCTATGATGCGCCTTCTCACTCTGATTCGTGAGGCCCATCTTCGTGTACTTGTTTTCGATATTCTTGCGAAGTTCCACCTTCTTGTTTAGGATATTCTCAATCGCCTTGAGGTCATCGATAGTCTCAGCCTTCCTCAGTTCCTGTGCCCATACACCTATCCTACCCTTGGTGAGACCCTTTCTTTCCCTGAATACACCGTTATTATTAGGACGCATGTTCAATTCTTTGGTGATTTTGTTTTGAAGTGCGTTTTTTTCCGAATTGAAGTTCTTGATCATGTTACGAACGTTATTTTCTTGCTTTTCAACCTCGTTGGGTACACGATTGACATTTACCTTGACGTTATTTACATTGACGGTATTCTTAGATGGAAGAGATACATTGTTATTGTTAGAGAATAAAGGGTTATTTTTCATTTTTGGTTCATTTAGGGTTTTATTCTTTTTATTATTCGCATTGTTGTTCGAGTTCGAGTTCGAGTTCGAGTTCGAGTTGTAAATAGGTTCCGCTGCGCGACCACCTTTACGAATATTCGTTTTTACATCTTTCATCAATTGATTCATAATTTGGTTAGCGACAATCTCCACATCCTTTTTTTTCGCGACATTATTGTTTTTCGATAAGTTGTTGTTAATACCCGTTTCAACATCTTTCATGATTTCATTTATCACATCATTAGTGATATCGACTTTAACATTTTTCTTCTCCTTAGAAGTTCGTTTATTAATAGAGTTGGTAATATCTTTCTTTAGTAATTCATTTGTGATATCGACTTTAACATTTTTCTTCTCCTTAGAAGTTCGTTTATTAATAGAGTTGGTAATATCTTTCTTTAGTAATTCATTTGTGATATTATTGGTAATGTTATTCGCGAGACTCTGGTTCTTCGCGACCTTTTTCTTTCCATACTTAGTAATTTTGTTTGAAATTTCCTTCTTCAACATTTCGTCAACAATTTTATCCGCGACAGTATTCGTGAGTCGGTTATTCTTAACATCTTTATTAATCTCTGTAAGAATCTTATTAGCCACGTAATTGACTTCCCTACTATTGTTGTTCGCTACATTCTTGTTGTTCGTACCAGTTCCAGTGTTAGCTACATTCTTGTTGTTCGTACCAGTTCCGGTGTTGGCTACATTCTTGTTGTTCGTACCAGTTCCGGTGTTAGCTACATTCTTGTTGTTCGTACCAGTTCAGG